GGTTTACACCATTGGTCGATTAGATATGATTCATTACACCATGTATCAACAATATATGAATCTTGTGCAAGACATTTTACAACCAGACAAAAGAATTCGTTATCACACAGTAACAAACAAACTGCACATTGAAACAGATATGGACGATAACTTTGCGGTCGGTGATTACATTGTGATGGAAGCGTATAGAATTCTAGATCCAACAACACATACAGAAATTTTCAAGCAAAGACTTTTGAAAGATTATCTCACCGCGATTATCAAAAAGCAATGGGGTCAAAATCTAATTAAGTTCGAGGGTGTGCAGTTGCCTGGTGGTGTTTCAATCAACGGCAGAGCATTGTACGATGATGCGATACAAGAATTAGAAAAAATTGAAGAAGAAGCAAAAGAAAGATTCGAGTTGCCTCCAGATTTCATAGTGGGTTAATATGGGTACAAATCACTTTTTCAACCATTTCAACAACACTGACGAACAACGCCTTATAGAAGACATCATCGCAGAGATGATCAAGTACGGTGGTGTTGATTGCTTCTACATGCCAAGAACGTTTGTTGACATTGATGCTATCTTTGGTGAAGATCTAATATCGCAATTTAATGAGGCTTACCCACTCGAACTTTATGTTTCGAGCGTTGATGGTTTTGAAGGTGATGGTGATTTCATAGCAAAATTTGGTCTTGAAGTTCGAGACACTGTAAAACTTGTTTTATCGAAATATCGTTTCACGCAAGAAACAAGTCTAGACAAACCAAAAGAAGGAGACTTGATCTTCTTTCCTTTCAACAATGGTATTTTTGAAATCAAGTTTGTTGAAGATGAAGTACCGTTTTATCAATTCGGTCAAAACTATGTGTTTGAAATGTCATGTGAATTGTTTACACCGAGTCAAGAAGACTTCGACACTGGACTTGATGACATTGATGATATTGTCAAAGAAGAACAATTCAACCTTACTTTGTTGCTAGATTCAACAACAGGCAACAACGTAGGCTTCGAAAAAGGTCAAATCGTTTATCAGTATCCTGCTGGAGGTGCAACTGGTGCCACAACAACAGATTCGCCACAGGCAGAAATCTTCTCAGTTTTAGGTACTGGTGCCACAACAACAGAACTTACCATTATAGATACTAAGGGTCTTTGGAAAGCAGGACTCAGCGGTGCGAGCATGTTCCATGTTGCAACTGTAGACAATACATCATACAGAGGCATCACTGGTATCGTAAGAAGTCTTGAAGTTACGGGTGCTGGCAATGCAATCACATCAGACGCAGACAACCAGTTTATTGAGGAGTATGCGGATAGTTTTGTAGACTTTACAGATACTAATCCGTTCGGATCATTCTAATGTTTGGACAATCACAAGCCTTTTATCATAGTACCATACGAAAAGTAGTTGCCGGTTTCGGTACTCTATTCAACGATATCTATATCAAAAGATTCAACACAGATGGTACTGAAAAAGAAAGATTCAAGATACCTCTTTCTTACTCAGCAAAACAAAAGTTTGTTCAAAAACTACGACCAACTACAGGTCAACTAAAGTTTTCTTTGCCCCGAATGGGTTTTGAAGTCAGTTCAATGACTTACGATCCACTAAGAAAACTAAACACTCTTCAAAAAAGGGTGTCATACAACAATGCCAATGAGATGAATTATCGTCACGAAAGAGTGCCTTACGATACTGAATTCAATTTGTACATTGCTGCTAACAACATTGATGATGGTTTACAGATACTTGAACAGATTCTACCATTCTTCTCACCTGAATTTACACTGACATTCAATTCATTAGATGGTCTTGATGAGAAAACAGACTTACCAATCACACTCACAGGTGTCACATTTGAAGACAACTACGAAGGTGGATTCGAAGAAGACAGATTGATTACCATATCATTGTCGTTCTCTGCGAAAGTATTCCTTGCTGGTCCGTCTAAGAAATCTGGCATCATTCGAACTGCGATTGTGGACGTCAATGAGTTTAGAGATGAATTTACAACTGCTGCTGGTACAACACACTCCATTCTTGAGAAGATTACTGTTGGTCTAACGGCTGGCGTTACATCAGGTATTGGACTTGATGTTGGAGCAACAGCACCTTATGTTATTACTATAGAGAATTATCAAACCGATGGAATCACACAATAAAAATTTAAAAGACGCTCTCGATTTACCTGAAGACGTTGAATCAATCCCAAAAGTTTTTGAGAAAAAGAAAAAAGAAATTCAAAAGCAAGTTGGTGAAAAAACAGAAAAAGATTATCTACAAGTGCGTGACAATCTTTTTGATTTGCTCGAATCAAGCAAAGACGCAATCGAAGGTATTATGAGTGTCGCAATGGCTGGCGATCAACCGAGAGCATACGAAGTTGTTGCTACATTGTTGAAGGTGACTTCTGATATCAACAAAGACATCATGGAAGTTCACCGAAAAATGAAAGAGACTACAAAAGAAACTGAAACTAAGAACGTGACCAACAACGCATTCTTTGTTGGTTCAACCGATGATCTTGCAAAAATGATTCAAGATCAAACCAATCAGGTGAAAAAAGTTTCAAGCAAGGTAAAAAAGAATGAAGCAGATTGAAAACTCTTATCTTGGCAACCCAAATCTAAAGGCTTCTAATGTCAAAGTTGAGTTTACAAAAGAGCAGGTCGAAGAGTACGTTAAGTGTTCTAAAGATCCAATCTACTTTATGAAAAAATACATTCAGATTGTTTCGCTTGATAAAGGTCTGGTGCCTTTCGAGTTGTATGACTTTCAAGAAAACATGGTGAACAAGATTCACGAGAATCGTTTTGTCATTTCAAAACTTCCTCGACAGTCAGGCAAATCAACAACAGTTGTTTCATACATTCTTCATTATGTCTTGTTCAACGGTAACAAGAACGTTGCTATTCTTGCGAACAAGTTAGCAACAGCAAGAGAACTTTTGTCTCGTCTGAAGTTGGCATATGAAAATCTACCGAAGTGGCTTCAGCAAGGTATTGTAGAATGGAACAAAGGTAACATCGCTCTTGAAAATGGCTCGAAGATTCTCGCTTCAGCAACATCATCTTCAGCCGTTCGTGGTGGTTCATTCAACATGATCTTTCTCGACGAATTTGCCTATGTGCCACACAATGTGGCTGAAGAATTCTTCAGTTCTGTTTATCCTACGATTACTTCAGGTCAAGACACTAAAGTTTTGATTGTTTCTACACCAAAAGGTCTGAATCTTTTTTACAAACTTTGGGTTGATGCTGAAGAAAAACGAAACTCATATGTGCCAATTGAAGTTCATTGGTCTGATATACCAGGCAGAGATGAAAAGTGGAAGAAAGAAACAATTCGAAACACATCACCTGAGCAGTTCCGCACAGAATTTGAGTGTGAGTTTATCGGTTCGACCAACACACTTGTCAACGCATCGAAACTCAAGACTCTTGCATTCAAAACACCACTAAAGAAAACAGATGATGGTCTTTCAGTCTATGAAGAGCCACAAAAAGATCACACATATGCAATGTGTGTTGACACATCGAGAGGCACAGGCTCAGACTATCATGCCTTCGTTGTGGTCGACACTACGCAGATGCCTTACAACGTGTGTGCAACATTTCGCAACAACGAGATGTCTCCTATGGTGTATCCAAGTGCTATTAATCGAGTCGCTACAGATTACAACGGCGCATCAGTTCTTGTCGAACTCAATGACATTGGAACTCAAGTAGCAGACATTCTATATGAAGAATATGAATATGAAAACATGATGCTTACGTCACAAAGAGGTAGAGCAGGTCAGGTCATGGATGGTGGTTTCGGTGCTTCTACTACACAAAGAGGGGTTCGAACAACAACCACAGTGAAGAAAGTTGGCTGCTCAATTCTAAAAGGGTTGATTGAAGAGAACAAACTGATAATCAACGACTTTAGTATTATTCAAGAACTCGTTTCTTTCGTATCGAAAAAAAACTCATTTGAAGCAGATGAAGGCCATCACGACGATTTGGTGATGAGTCTCGTACTATTTTCTTGGATGACAACACAAGCATATTTCAAAGAAATTTCTGACATTGATATTCGTAAGACTCTCTATGAAGAGCAAATAAAGAAAATGGAGCAAGAAATGACTCCATTTGGCATTATAGATACTGGGCTAAATAATAATACTTTTCGAGATGATGAAGGCACCACTTGGACAGTGGTGTAAATAACATATTTCATAAATATAATCAGATATCGATCTTGATAAGGAGTTAGGCATATGGCTTTTCGATTAAGTCCCGGTGTATCCATCACTGAAGTAGATCTTACAAGTGTGATTCCAGCAGTCGCTACGACTCCTGCTGGTTTTGCTGGCACATTTAAACAGGGTCCTATTGATGAGATTGTCACCATCACATCCGAAGACGAACTTAAGGCTATTTTTGGTCGTCCAGATAAAACCAATACAGTTCAAAACAGAGCATTTCACTCAGCAGCAAACTTTTTAGGTTATGGCAACAATCTCAAAGTTGTTCGTGTTGCTGATGTTGCTAGAGCAAGAAACGCATTTGCAGGTGTCAATGGTTTGACAAACGCTGCAAGTGCAACGGCATCAAACTTGATTATCAAGAATGACGCAGATTACGAAGGAAGAGCAGAGAGCCATTTTGACCAAGTGTTTACATCTGGTGGTGTAAACGTTGATGCTCACTTCATCTCAAGATATGCAGGTGCAGTCGGAAATGAATTGCAAATTTCTCTTCTCACACCAGGCACATACGCAGGTAGCGGTCTTTCAGGAGAGTTTATTTCTGCCCCCGCACAATCTGATGCAGTGAAAAACTCTGGTGGCGGCACAGGCAACGATGAAATTCACGTTGTTGTGAAAGACAAGAACGGAAACATTTCTGGCAAAGCAGGTACGATTCTTGAGAAGTTTGGCTTCTTGTCAATCGCTTCAAACGCAAAGAATTCTGATGGTTCGTCGATCTACTGGAAAGACGTTCTGAAGAGAGATTCAAAATACATTCTTGGAGGTTCTAACTTCCCAACTGCTGGCTCTGATACTTCAGACACAAACATCACAACAACTTCAACCTATGGCTTGAGTTTTGGTGGTGGCTTTACAAATGCAGATTCTCTTGTTCTAACTGGTGGTGTTGACTCACTAACAGCAGGTGCAGGTGATTACTTTACAGTTAACTCAAGAGGCTACGGACTCTTCGCAGGCGAAGGTGATGATGTCGCAATCGTTATCGCTGGTGAACCTGGCAAAGACGAAGCAGACTGCAAGACAGTTATCGGCAATCTTGTCGATCAAGCAGATGCAGATAAAGACTTCATGGTGTTCTTCTCTCCATATTCAAACGATGTGATCGGTCCTACTGCTGGAACAGCAAAAGACAACGTGATTGCATTCAAGAATTCTGTGAACAAGAACAGTTCTTACGCTTCTATGGATAGTGGCTATAAGAAAATGTTTGATAAGTACAATGATCAGTTTGTCAATGTTCCTTTGAACGCTGACGTTGCTGGTTGTGTTGCAAGAACAGAAGATGTTGCAGACGCATGGTATTCACCCGCTGGTTTCAATAGAGGTCAGATTCGCGGTTCGATCAGTCTTCCATTCAACCCAAGCGAAACTCTTCGTGACGAGTTGTATCGAAACGGCATCAACCCAGTCGTGTCTTTCCCAGGCGAAGGAACAGTTCTCTTCGGCGACAAGACATTGCTCACAAGACCAAGTGCGTTCGACAGAATCAACGTTCGTCGTTTGTTCATTGTTCTTGAAAAAGCAATCTCAACAGCAGCGAAGTTCAGTCTCTTTGAATTCAACGATTCGTTTACCCGTTCGCAGTTTAGAAATCTCGTTGAGCCATTCTTGCGTGATGTGAAGGGCCGCAGAGGCATCACCGACTTTAAAGTTGTGTGTGATGACTCAAACAACCCTGCTTCTGTAGTTGACAGAAACGAGTTTGTTGCTGATATCTTTATCAAACCAAACAGATCAATTAACTTCATCACACTCAGTTTCATCGCTACTGGTTCTGGTGTGGCATTCGAAGAAGTTCAAGACGCATTCGCCTAAGGAGAAAATAAATGACGCTTAGAATTGACGATTTCAAAGGACAGTTGCCAGGCGGTGGTGCAAGACCAAACCTATTCCGTGTCGAGGGTACATTCCCAAGTCCGGTCTCTGGTTTGCTTGCTGAAATCGGCGGTGCTGCTGCTGGCGCTCAAGGTCGAGCAATCGGCGGGGCAGTTGGCAACACACTCGGTGGTGGTGGTCCAAGTAACTCAGTTCGCTTCCTCTGCAAAGGTGCTTCAATCCCAGGCATGACTGTTGAGCCTGTCGAAGTTCCTTTCCGTGGTCGTGTTCTCAAAGTTCCTGGTGATCGAACATTTGAACCATGGGAACTCACAATTATCAATGATACAGACTTTGCTCTTCGTGACGCTTTTGAGAAGTGGAATCACTTGATCAATAGCATGGAAGGAAACATAGGTACAGTTTCACTTCAAGAAATTCAACAAAACTGGCGAGTCACACAACTCGGTAAAAACAATGAAGAGTTGAAAACATACGAGATTGTTGGTTGCTGGCCTTCAACAGTAAGCCCAATTGAATTGAGTTATGAGTCTACAGGTGCTATTGAAGAATTTACAGTAACCTTAGAATATCAATACTTTAAGACAAATACAACTGACTAAAACTCTATAAATAGTTTTGTTGTAATGGAGTAACCAATGGCAGTAAAACTATTCGGATTTACTTTTGGCAAAGATGAAGAAAACACAAAGCCAAAAAGTGTAATCGCCCCTGAAAATGAAGATGGCTCTTTAACCGTAAGTTCTTCTTACGGTTTTGGGTCTTATGGCTATTATCTCGATCTTGATGCGTACTCTCAGAACAAATCTGATGTACAACTTATCAATGAGTATCGAAAGATGTCAATCTATCCTGAGATTGAACAAGCAATTACAGATATTGTGAACGAAGCAATTGTGCATGATGATCGTAAGATGCCTGTTGAGATTGTGGTAGATGACATTGAGTATAGTGATAAAGTCAAAAAAGCGATTGCTGAAGAGTTTGTTAATGTCTGTAAACTGCTTCGTCTAAAAACACGCGCCCACGAAATCTTTCGTCGTTGGTATATTGATGGTCGTTTGTACTTTCACATGCTTATTGATGAAGAGAACGAAAAAGATGGTATTCAAGAAATTCGTTTTATCGATCCTGTCAAGATCAAAAAGGTTCGTGAAATGGATAAGGAAAGAGATCAAGAATCTGGCGTCGAGTTGCAGTCTGTCCGTGAAGAATTTTATCTTTACAACCCAGAAGGATTTCATACCTCTTTCAATCAAGATGAGCAAGGCATCAAAATTTCGAAAGACACAGTTGTTTATTGCCCATCTGGTTTGCCAGATCCTTCAGGCAAGAGAATGCTTTCTTATCTACACAAAGCAATCAAGCCTCTCAATCAATTGAAGATGACAGAAGATGCGATTGTTATCTATCGTATCTCAAGAGCACCAGAAAGAAGAATCTTCTACATTGATGTTGGTAACTTGCCAAAGGCTCGTGCTGAACAGTATCTTGAAGACATTCAGAAGAAGTACAAGAACAAAATTACATACGATGTGAACACTGGTGAAGTTAGAGATCAAAGTCATCATCAGTCGATCATGGAAGACTTTTGGTTGCCAAGACGAGAAGGTGGTCGAGGAACAGAAATCACGACTCTTGATGGTGGGCAAAATCTTGGCGAGTTAGAAGATGTCGAATACTTCTTGAAGAAACTTTACAAGTCATTGAATGTGCCACCGAGTCGCCTCGAAAGTGAGTCACAGTTCAATCTCGGAAGAAGCACAGAAATTACTCGTGATGAGTTGAAGTTTACAAAGTTCATTCAACAACTTCGCTCGAAGTTTTCTGAGTTCTTCTATGATCTTCTCGAAACACAACTTCGACTCAAGGGCATTGTTTCTGGCGAAGACTTTGAAGCCATGAAAGAAGACATCAACTTTGTGTATCTTCGTGATTCGTACTTCTCGGAACTCAAAGAAGCAGAAGTGCAAAGAGAGCGACTTGAATTGCTTCAATCTATCACAGAGTACGCTGGCAAGTATTACTCTCACGATCACATTCGTCGAGTCATTCTACGTCAAGATGATCGTATGATCACCAAGATGGATGAAGAAATCAAAGCAGAAAAAGAGAATCCCCAGTACAAGGAAGAAGATGGTGGTTTCTAAACTTATAAATAGTTTCATTGGAGAAAAACTATGAGCCTGAATCTAAAAAAAGCAATCGCAGAAGCAGTTGAAGAAAACACATTCAACTTCAAAAACGTAATCGAAAACGAATTGAACGTTCGTTTGAACGAAGCAATCAATACTTGCCGTTTTCACATTCTCGAAACTCACGATGTTCAAAGAACGCTTGATCCTTTGGCTGAAAAAGTTGAAGAAAAGGTGACAGACTCTTTGACAGAGGAAATTGTTTCTAAAGTTGTCAATGAAGAGTTGTCAGAAGAAACAGACTACGAAAAGTTTTTTAAGAGTGCTTTGAAGAAGTTTGGCGTTTCAAATCCTGGCGAGTTAGAGTCAGAAGAAAAGAAAAAAGAATTCTTCAACTATGTTGACAAGAACTTCAAAGGCAAGAACGAGGGTGTAAAAAAAAAGGTAAGTGAGTCTTACGATTCTCCGACTGACTCAGAAAAAAAACTTAAAAAACTTCTCAAGGGAACTGACGTTGAAAAAGTTCTCAAGAAGTTAAGACAAATGAGTGTTAGTCCTAGTGGCCTGGGTTATTATCCTACAAAACCGAAGTTAGATCCAGATCAAGCCACTCTTGATAGACCAGCAAACTTAAGTGGTCAAGGAGGCCTAGCAGGTTCTGTTGTAACCATCGAAAAATTACTCAAACAATATAATGGTGATATCAATCAAGTTGCTAAGTACATCAAGAAAAACAAAAACACGATTGAAAAGGCCATCTTTAAAATAGAACATGAAAGTGACGTTCTATCAAGACTTATTAAAAAATATTCCTAATAACATGACATACAGGTTCAAATTTGATAATAAAGATAATTCACAGCGATTTATGGTTGCTGTGAATGAGATGAAAATTGGTGTGGCAACAAGAACAGGAAGTCACATCGTTGTGAAACTAAAGAACAACGAAAACAGAAACATTCTTGAGTCGATTGCAAAGGACACAAGAGGAAAACTAGACGAGATGTTTGTGACAAGAAATATTTTACCTTTGCTAAGTGAGATTCGAACAAATCATCAAACAGAATCAATTACTCTGAGAAGCGGCGAAAACATTTCAGTCACTCCTAAAATGGCATCTTACATTCTAAACACACATGATTCTCTCAATGAATCAAATCAAAAAAATCTTCGTGATCTGACATCAAAAGACAAAAACAATTTTCTTCGAGTTTTAGATTTTTCAGTAAAAATCGAAAGAGGTGAATGATGGCAAACACAATTTATACAGTTGCAAAAACAGCAAACCGTTTTGCAGCATTCATTGGTATTGATACTGACGCAACGATCAATGTGCCAATTACCTTCAATCGATCAGGCACAGATAACTTTATTCCTGATGGATCAGCAACAGGTCAAAGTGCTTTCTCTGTGCCAGGACCAACAGCGAACATCAAACTAAAAAAAGTCAATGCTTACACAGGCGGCGGAACAATGAAAATTTCTTTTGGTGGAACATCAAACAAGAATGTAATAATACACTCAGGAATTGGTAATGGTGATTTAAAATATGGTTTTGATGGTGAGCCTTCTGTTGGTGGCGATGATCTGCCTGCTGGATTTACAGGCACTGCTGTTCTTTCTTTCAGCGGAACAGCGCCAAGAGGCTACGCTTATCTAGAGTTTTCTGCGAGTTAAGGAAAAAAAATGGCTATAACACAATACGATATTCTTCAAACTAGAAACAAATACTCAACCATCATTGCCTTTGATAACGATAACAATAGTGTTCTCATTCCAGTGAATGATAAATTTGTGCGTTCAGGTACAAACAATTTTATTCCTGATGGTTCGGCAACGGGTCAAGATGCTTTTGCAATCACAAGCCCCACCGCAGACATAAAACTTTCACGCTTCAATGTTTCTTCGACCAATATAGTATTGCAATGGGCCGGGACTGCTGATAAACTGATTTGCGGTAGCAGTGCAACACTCAACGGTGACTTAAAGTATGGCAATGATGGTGAGCCACCAATTGGCGATTTGCCTGCTGGTTTTACAGGTGTGTGTAAAGTTGCGCCAGCGTCATCGTCTAACGGTTTTGTATTCTTAGAGTTTGTGACAGGAACATAATGATTCGTGAATCCTACTCATCCTTTGACTCTTTGATTCAGGCAGCCCTTGGTGTCATGGGGCAAAATACTGAACATCATTATGGTGAGAAAGAAAAAAAAGATCCACAAGCGATGAACTACAAGGTTGATAGAGATCATCAAATCATAATGATGAGTGAAGATGCAGATCTCGAAGAAATCACAGCAAAGAGAAGATTTGTTGTTCGTGGTGGTAAGAAAGTACGAAAGAAAATCTGCGGTCCAGGCTTTCGTTTAGTTGGTGGCAAATGTAAGAAGCAAACTGCAAGAGAAAAACTTGCGAGAAAACTTGCAGCAAAGAAAGCAGCGAGAAGAAGAAAGGGTAAGAACCCTGCCATCGCACGAAGAAGAAAAAGATCGATGACTAAGAGGAGATCATTCGGGTTATGAAACGTTACGACTTATACAGATTAGTGTCTGAGCAATTTGGTGGGGGTGGAAACCCTCCTGGTGGCGAAGGTGGTCAAGGTGGCGAAGGCGGAGGATCTCGACCACCAAAATCACAATTAAAAATTGACCCCAAGTTAGTCACACACAGAAGATTTATTGGTAAACCAACAAGACCCGAAATTGGTAAAGATAAACGAAGACCTGTTAATCCTCAGGATATATTTGGTAATCTTTTAGAAAATACTAAAGCCTCTCTAGATTTTCAAAATTTACTTGATCAGTGGTATGAAGGCGATGATAGCATTACCGTTGAACAACTCAGAGAAATGCTTGCAGCCTTAATGGAAGGATCCGATGATCTTGCCAGATCTCAAATTGAAATGATATTTGAAGGTATGATAGCGTCAAGAGGAAT